ACCATTCAACAATAGCATCTATGGTATTAACTGCCTCAGATAATTCCTCAGGGGTCTGCATTAACCCATCATCAATTACAAGACTCTTCCAGTCTTTATAATTTTTAGTAGTATACTTTTCTTGATGCCTTTTATAATTAGTTATATTCCACGAAGATAATTCTTCCTCCATTAATGAATTATCAGAAGATGTTTTAAATATTATCCTAGGAATATTTTTTAATTTTTCTGCAGTAATTAATTTCATTATCCTAATTTATCATATTGTGGAAGAAGCATTGTCATTTGTTTGTGAACTGGTTTACCCCAACTCAATATATCTTCTGCAGAAAAATTAGAACTTTGAGTTTCCCACCACTGCTTTGTACATGTGGTAGAAAGTATATCGTAGATTTTGTTGTGGTAAACAGCAATTACTGGATTATAATTATCAACATCGGTATTACTAGACTGATTATTATCTTGCGCTACTGCCAACTTAGGATCTAATGTTAGAAGAGGGATAGTATATGATTTTGCAATCTGATATAAAAGAAAGTCATCACTACTATAAGATTCTCTAGGGACTTCGAGATCTCTCAAAGATTGATCAGTTCTAATACTACCATCAGGATTAACATGTAGTTGCATTAACTTCTCAACAAAGAACCTATTGACCATGAAACATGCTGCAGAAGAACTATGCCAGGTTCTAGGATGAAGATGCATTGACAACTTCCAATCATGACAATAATAAAACTGAACTATATCCCAATTATATGGAAGTGCCTTCATGATATCTTGCCAATCAAAAGGCCAATATTCTGCAAGATCTAAGCAAAGATCATCTTGCACAACTACACAATATTCCGATATACCAGAGTTATACCACTCAATCAGCAAGTGCCACTCGTTCATTAAAATAGAAGCATCAGAGGGTGCTAATAGCATCTGATCTAATTGTCTACCCCAAGTATCAACGTTCTTAACATCATAGGTAGAAGCAGACCAACGAGTGTAGTCAGTGATGTCCCACTTCTTAAATTGATTCTCTATATGTTCTTTTCTATCAGTTCTATGATCCAGATTCAAATAGAATACTGGTGGCATTCCCTTAAACTTATTCATTTGAATACTCCCATGTCAGGAAGATAAGGATAACTCTCATAATTTTTAGCAAGTGGGAATGAGTCTTTAACTTCATCAAATACTTCAAGACCCCTCTTTGCAGTCTCTGGAGTCATGTAATAATGATACCCCATCACATTAATATCTTGATCACCCCAAGGAACGTACTTCTTACGTCCATCATAGGTCATCATTCGCAACTGTTCTGCCGCATACTCATCATCTGTCAAAATCATTCCACCTCTACCTAAAGATAGATGCTTCCTATATTGAAAACTCAAACACAAGTAAGTTCCAGAGACATATGAATTTGGTCTCCACAAAACTGCACCATCAATAATATTAGTGCCACCAAGAGGGTATTGATCATACCATTTAATATTATCAAATCTCCATTCAAGATCAAGCTTCATGCAGGTCATTGGAATGGAGACGTAAGTTCTTTCTGGTATTGTTATCTTATCATACCCCTCATACCTCAAGCACAACTCAATCGCATGTGTGCAGCAGTCTGTTGCAATTCCATACTTTGCACCGTAAAAATTTGCAATGGAGTTTTCAAAATTTTCAACTGCGTGAAATGGGTCACTCACCTTTTGCGTATAGGTCATAATCTCCTTGATAAAGTTTGTCAAACTCTTCTCTATCAGACTCTACATAATCTTGATATATTTTAGCACATAATGGTTTGTAATTGGGATCAAAATCCCTAGAGTCTCGAAGATGAGGAATTAAAAATGGTTCATATGTTTTTAAATCTTCAGCACATAAATTATTTTTAATGAACAAATTTACTTTTGGTGATAAAAGTTTATCCAACTTTATAAGTTTTAAGTTGGCATTATTATCTGTACACAATCTAAGGAATGATGTTTGAGGACCTGTATGCTCATCAAAAATATATTTTTTATTTTTTACCTGATCAACAACCCAATCCATGTCAGGTTGAAATCTACAGATAAACTCATTAAGTCCCGATATCCATCTCTGAACTGGATCTCTAGTTATTGCAAAAAAGATATGATTTTTTTGAACCAAAAACTGTGCAAGTTTATCTGGTTCATATTCACGAGTCATCTTCTCAAGAGAGAAGAATTTTGTTTTTGAATATCGCAGTGCTGTAGATACAGATGTGCTTCCACATTTATCAACATGCATATAAACCAGTTTACTGGTTGGATTCCAATAGCAATTTATGAATCCTTCTTTATGTATGTCTCCTTCACTACACTCTTCCCTAAATTTAAACGTAAAAGAGGAGCAGTATTTACCATACTGCTCCACAAGATCATCTATTACTGCTCTTCTTCCCATGTCGATAATGTTGCTGTAATTTGCATGGTATATCTATCTTCGATACCCAAATTTGCTGCAAGATGACTTGTATCCCCACGCCACCAAAGGTAATCACCCTTTGACCATTTTACATAAGGTTCTCTGTCCATTTCAAAATAATGTCCTGTCTTCCAATCATCCAAGAATATTAGAATTCTGCAAATCATATCAACATTATCTTCACCATACAGTTGTCTAAATCTTGGATAAGTATCTTCATGCTCTGGCATGATTGTACCAGGAGGCATCTTATACAAAGATAGTGAAGTGTCTTTTAGGAAGTACCATTTACCATCGATTGGAATATACTTCTTCTTAAATTTGTTTACAATATCATGAGACCATTGAGGAACTCCGCGATACTCTTCCCTAAGTAGGCCAGTATAGTTCACATAATTATGTCCACGTTGCTTCCAACGCTCTACAATTTCATCACTAGGGAACTGTCTACGAGCAGGATAATCAATAGCAGTAAAGTCACCAATTAGATCCGATCCAATGTTTTTCATTTTAGTCAAATTTAAATGATCCAAACTTTTCCTTTCGACTTTGCTTTTTGTCATCATCTTCAAACTCATACTCACCTCCACTATCTAGAACATCTTCTTGAGCAGACTGCTCACAATCATACAGTCTCATTTTAGCACGATCAATACCAACAATAAACCTCTTGTTTATAGAAATATCATTGTATCGATTCTTCAACTGCTTCACCATAATCTGCCCGAGTTCTTCCAATTCATCTGTGCTAATAAGGGCAAACATAAGATCAGCAGTAGCAGGGAGACCAAAGGACTCAGAAGTGTCAGTAAGGTCAACATCACTGCTACCATAACCAGAACGAGTGGTCTGCGTGGCAGAAACGATAGGGACGTTTGCTTCAACAGCCAATCCTCTAAGCTCTTCTGCAATAGACTTAATATAAGAATATGAATTGACAGTGCCGCTCTGGCGATACCGAGAGGAAGCACATATATTAAGGTAATCAATGAAAATAATATCAGGTCTAAATGACTTCTTAAGTGCAAGCTCATTAAGAAGTGACTTAAAGTGTCCACTATGTGCGCCCGCAGTTGGATACTCTTTAATTATAAGAGAACCTTGCGTTTTTTGTGACAATTTTGTGACTTTGCTGTCAAACATTACCTTAGGAAGTTCACCAATCTCTTGTATGGGAACATTGAGGAGGTTTGCATCAATACGCTCAGCAATTTTTTCTTCTGCCATCTCCATTGTAATGTATAGCACGCTACGTCCGTTAAGCAAACAGGCGCTAGCCATATGGCACATGAACAAAGACTTACCGACGCCTGTCCCAGCAAGAGCGACATTAAGACTCTTATTAACAAGACCTCCCTTGGTAATCTTGTTAAAGTATTCCAAGTCGAAGGGGATTTTGTCTTCCTTCTTGTGATAGAAGTCGAATCGCTCGTCGGCATTTGCAAAGTAATCGTGACCAATATTATTATCAAACGAGACTGCTAGTGCTTCACTAAGAATGGAAGGAATAGCATCTCTATTTTTAGTATCATCATTACCATCAGCAATGCCAATGGATTCCATGAGAGCTAGATAAATTGCTTTATCACGACACCACTTCTCAGTAGTATCAAGCAACCACTGCTCATCAGCAGGAGAATCTTCAAGGTTAGTAATTAACATTTGAAGATTCTTAAGGATCTCTTCCGTCAAATCTTTGCGGTTTGATACCTCAATCAGTAATGCCTCAACAGTAATTTGAGTATTGTAATTTGCAATAAATGAAGTTATTTCTTCATAAGTAATTTTCTGAACAAGGTCTGTAAAATATTCTTCTTTAAGGAATGGGATTACCTTACGAGAGTATTCTTCATTATATAAAAGATTCCGCAGAATCGTATTCTCAATAGACTCCATTACTCACCATAACTAAATTCAGACTTAGCAATAACATCGAGTTGCTCTAGAACTTCAGGAGTAAAATACTTCTCAGGTTCTTTATAGATCGCCTTAGCATAGACCTTCTTACCGTCTATCTCATAACGACCTGCCACATTTTTCCAGAGACCACCGAGTTCTCCCAA